TTTGGCTCTTTGGCTCTTAAGATGCGAGCTCTGCGCTGGCGCTGAACGAGAGTGAGCGCTTTTTTCTCAGCTAAGGTGTCAGTTAGGACTACGGTATCCTCGTTGCGCTGGCGATTGCCGAGACCTTTGAGCTGAGGACGGATCTCGATACCATCAAGTGGTTTGCCAGTTACAGACGTTCCGGTTGGCTTTTTTAACTGTTTTGTGTCGACCGGTTTCTTATTCTTATCTTCCATCAGAGTTTCCCTTGGGCTTATCTGTTAAACAAACGGGATTGCCGTAGCCTAACCGCAAATCTATTTATAACAAGGAAACTTTAACAGGTCAACTAATCCAGTTCTTAAATCTTATAATGAATGATTCGTTGACACCCATACCTTTACGGACATCATGATACAATTCATCCTTATGTGCTTTGCTCATACCAGATGGAGCCATCTTATGAAATGATTCTTTATCACCTGCGGTAACGTGCTTACGCATAGCTGTACCAGAAGCAGATTCGATTCCACCTCCGCCTTCCTTGCGTTCACCACCTACAGACTTGACTTTAATGCTCTTAAAGTTATAGTGACCGTGTCGTCCTTCTTTACCATTATACTGATGCAGAAGCTTGTGGAATTCGTTGACACGATCTGAACCAACATGCATGGTGACGTGAGTATAACCAGCTTTGTGCAGTTTCGACATCTGATGAAGGAGAGTAGGATGTTCTTTTGTCATGGCTTCGACGTGTGCACCTTTCACAGCACGAGAAAGATGTTTTACCTTCTGCTCTGGTGTCAAAGGATTCTTCTTGGCATCATGAGATCCAGTCGTCAAGATCTTATGATCTGCACCTTCTTTCTTGGCGGCATTCATTACATTCTGCACAACCATCGCATGACCAGCATGAACAGGATTAAATCTTCCTTGTGTAATATGGATTGACTTCATGCTGGTTTACCTCTATTGAAGTTAGCTGCCGAGAATTCAGAGCGATCAACAAACTTAGTAGGACGATTATGTCTGACTACAACAAATCCTTCAGGCTTTGCTTTCTTTCCATTAATGCTGTGATCAAATTCCGAATTGCTAGAAAGCGTATTTGTCAATATATTCTTGGCTTTTTGTAAAGCCTTATGTTGATTTAATACGTTTTGAAAGTGTGCTCGATTACGCTGAACGTGGCCAATATCTGATTCCATTGCAGAAGTTTTAGCCGCTTTCGATGCTGCTGTTTTCACGCCTTCAATCTTCTTCTGATGCGACTTCATATAGTGATTCATGAAACCTTCGACATTTGGTTTCGTACCGGTACGAACAGTATGATTGATGTAAGTCTTGAGCGGAACCTCATGACCTTTGATCGCTTCATATGTTTCAGGCTTTGTTTTTTTATTTGCAGCGGCAGCCGCAGACATTGCCCTCGCAAATCTCTCTCTTTGCTGAGGAGTGTACTTAATATTATCAAGGCGATGCGCAGTAGAAATCAAATGCACATCTTTATGCAATCCAAAATCATTGAGTTCAGCACCGTGCTCTGCTTGCATATCTTCGAGGTTGTTGCCATTATACTTGGTATGAACAGCAACACCAATCTTCGAGTTCAGAGCGGCTTTACCTTGTGCTGAAGCCTTTGCGGCAGAATATGTAATAGTATTCGGAGTGAAGTGCACTTTCCCGTCAGATTCATGCACATCATTAGGCGTATGCATAATATCACCTTGGAAAACGCCTTTCTTCGGCGTGACCTTCGGAAGATGCTGTAAAGCTGCTTTGAGTTTTTCTACTAGGCCTGGAGCATGGCCGTGATTCTTTTGGATGTCTTCTTCAGTATAGTTAATTTTTGGATTCTTATTGAATGCAGACTTCGACGCGACAAAGAATCGACCAGTTTCAGGATGACGACCGAATACCACAGAAGGCGAACCATCATACTTCATGGTGACCTTGGTATCGTTCTTCTTACCTGTGAGCTTATCGTGCACATCTTTCAGATTATGATAGGCATGAGAAAAGCCTTCGTGGCCAGCATTGATCACGTGATCTTCGGCGTGCTCAAGATGAGTGAGTTTACTTTCGTCGAGCTCTTCGGCAAGGAAATCTTTAAAGGTTGTCATCGTACTGTTTTTACCGATCCATCAGGATTTACAAAGAAAGCTTCAAATGTAATGTTCGGAAACTCTTTCTTCAATGAAAGAAATGCCTGAAGATTGCTAGGAGCATCATCAAACAACCGAAGCTTTACGTAGTTCTTAGTATTTATATACTTGCGAAAGATGATCTTCTTGGCTTCAGCCGAAGAGTCGATCTTCAGGTTACCAGCGCGTTCGACATGGATATTATCGATAGGTAGACCATGATCTCTGAACGTCTGAAGAAAGATATCCTTATTATCGAAGTCAGCTCGTGCTGTGCAGATAATCACTCGACTATGAGGATTCTTCTTTGAGTTAGCAAAGATCGCTTTCGTTTTAGCAACCATACGAGTGATTGGCTTCGATGACTTGCGAAACACCTCAGCATTTGCAAACTCTCCGAAGTCGTAGGTTTCACCCTTCTTACGCTTGTAAGTGTTGAACTCTTGGTTGTCGAGCATACGAACAACCTTGCCATCTTTCACAACAGCAACCTTTGCATATGTATGGAACAGCGTCTCATCGATATCGAATATCGTAAGCGTACCTGAACCAACAAACTCTCTGAAACGTTTCTTTATCATAGTTTACTCTACCATAGTTTTGATAAAATGTACATGCTTATTTGTAAGAAAAATCACACATTAGGCGGGTTGGATAACCATCGCTTCCTTGTGTGTCTCTTATGTTGAGTTTGAACTTATATGTCATGGACTCCATCTCAATGTCTATGCGCTTTCCCTTGCCGCCTTTTCCACCATAATATATGGTAGCATTGCCTACCGTCGCAGCGTTGCGCATTGCAGTTTCGTCCATCTTTTTTGATACTATTTTACCGGCTAACTTATGAATGATGTGATAACCGTGTCCGATACCAGACTCAAGAAATTTCTTCATCTTTAATTGATTTAAAGCAACGCTGACATTCTTGGCTGCTCCAAGTTTTCCATTGAATACGTCGCAGAAAAGCTTGTGATCTATTCCAAAAAGATCTAATAATTTAGTTCCATCATCCGAAAGATTATATGATTTAATCATATCAGGAGAAAGAACCTTTCGAACTCCGACATTGAAGAAAGTAACAGTATTACCTAGTTTTAAACTGAGATAAACGGTTTTATTATCAGTAGTTAGAGTAATATCGGTAACAGAAGCGCCAACGTTTGTGCCTTGTCCCTTTGGATTTTCCAAGGTAATATCTGGATTATAAATGATGGGACGTTTTGTGTTTTCCCCGCCTACAATGTCTATTTTAAGTTTCTTGCTTTTCTTAAGATTATATGTTTCATCTAAATGATTAATAGCTTTTAAAACTTTTTCGTCTGTAGGGTTTTTTCCTTGCCACCATTGATCAAGATCGTATGCAAACTGAGGTTCAAAATTATTGCCTCTGTTATTAACACCTCTATTTCCAGAGGAACCATTTCCAAACTTCATAGAAAGCGCAGTAATCTTCACTTCCTTTTTAATCTTGTCTATAGTAATATCGCCCTGTAAAGCTCGAGTAATATTGACAGATGTTTTTTTCGTAGAATCTAAATTGATTGGAATCTCAGTTCTTGGAAATTTATTTCTAAGATAGGCATAAAGAAGTATCAATTCTCCTTGTGTATACGCCGCATAACCTGAAATGCTGTTTCTCAATTCTTTCTCATTCTTAGGAAAAATGTCATATGCCATAAAATAACTCCTTAAGCTTTATTTATCAAACAAAAGAAAACCGCTCCGAGTATCTCTACTGGAGCGGCCGCATTACTTCTATTTATGTTGTTAGGCTGCGACTGCAAACCATTCTGGAATTGGACGTTTAGTCCATGCCATTTTAAAGCGTTCTTGCTTCGTCTGATAGAACTTACGATAAGATCCTACGATGTCATTGTAGTCGATACACTCGGGAAAAGCCGCCATAGCCAATGGGAACTGAGTCTTGTAGCCAATTGGAATATTACGAGGCAATTGCTTCAGAGCTTCTCGTAAGAGGGTGTCGGTGCTATGAACCTTGCCATAGCGATACGTATACTCGTCACATAGGGCAGCGAAGTGTATCCAATGCCAAGTGTAGTTGTTATTACTTTGTGCAGTCCAAATCGTGCAAGGATGATGCATATGCACCGCACGGTAGAACGTATCTTCGCGTTCGTCAGGTAGAGTCCATGCCTTCGACATCGTCTTACCAGACTTTGAAGGAATACGGTACTGCTCGCCGTCGAGCATACGATGTACAGTCGAAAGCATCTGAGCACTCTCGACAATCATCTTCACCACGTGCTTGTCACACTGCAGCTGAGCTGCTTTCACAGGATCAGTATCTAATACAAATACATTCATGGCCACATTTCCTTATCATTTAACATTTCATCGCGTTCCTCAGGAGTATTCCTATTGGTAAGGATACCATACACTGTAACTCCAATAATGAACACTATAAAAGCGAATAACATTACACTTGAATTCCTGTAACCTGTTTCAGATATTGAGTTGCAACTTGCTGACTGGTTTCAGTCGCACCGACGATCACGGTGTCAGAGATTACGACGTTGTTATCGGGAGCTGACATCATCCATGGCATCATCGCAAAACCCTGAGGTCCCATACCAACTGTACGAGGCTTCAACAGTTCGGTGACACCGCCTTCTTGTTTGACACGAGCAATGAGTTCTTCACCCGACATGAGCTTAATTGTATATACTTTATTCTGTTCCATTGTTTTCCACCTCATAACGTTGCATCGTGCCTTTCCAGACTTTTGCTCCACATCCATCATATTCCCATTCCCGCAGATCAGGATCGAGTTCTTTCATACTTGGATTTGGAGTATCATAGACTACTTCGTGCACATACTTAAATTTCTGTTCTTCTGACCACTCTTTGAGATAGTCATTATCTTCATCGAAGATGCGAAGATACTCTGCATCATCAATCACGCGAGTAGAAGTAATCGTCTCGTCAAGATATAATTGACTGAATTCTTCAGCTTCTTTCATCGTCACGACGTCTTTGGCATGTTCTGCGCTCTCACATTCGATAACATATCGCATGCGAAAGAAGTCGACTGTCTCTACAAGATACTTAGGCACCTTCTTTGAGTCCCATTTCTACCAGCTCATCAGGAGTCGAGTACCACGCGAGAAGAAGCTCGAGAGCGTCGATGCGCTTTTGAATTTCGGCATCATCTGCTTCTTGATCACCCCAGACAAAAACCCAGTCGCCGTTGCCGAGGTTGCCCTTCAGAGCTTCCCATGTATTACGCAGCTGACCGACCACGACGTGATCTACAGTTTCCCAATCGAGTTCTATAGTATATCCAGAAGACATTTTACTTTTCCTTTTCAACAATAATTGAACAACATTTACCACCAAATCCAAATGAATTGACAAGAACCTTCTTGACATCTGTCTCGATGTTCTCTGTCACTACATCCATATCAGTGTCTTGACAACCAGCGGTGTGAGGAATCACGCCGTTCTGAATAGACAGTACACTGTAAATCGTTTCAAGTACACCTGCTGCAGCGAAGGTATGACCGATCTTACCTTTATTGGAGTAAATCGGTGCATCAGTAAAATCACGAACTACATCGTATTCAATGATGTCTCCAAGCGGAGTACTGGTTCCGTGTGAATTCACTGAGTCAACACCTTCGAGATCCAACTGATCTAAACAATCCCATGCACCGGCACCGCTCGGCGCAGTCGGATCATGTGCATCCGAAGCGTTAGCAACTCCAGTAATGCGAGCATAGACTTTCGAGCCCATCGCCTCGGCTTTTTCACGAGACTGTAGAATGATGCATCCTGCTCCTTCGCCCATAATAAAGCCGTCGCGATTCTTATCGAATGGCATCGACTTCGTTCCAATCGCCTTGATAATTGAGAAGAAATACAAGTCCATCGCATTTACACCTGCATCAGATCCTCCTACGATAATATAGTCATACTCGTCGAGCATTCGCATGGCATAATCGATGCTTACCAAACCAGTAGCACAAGCAGAATACACCATGGTATTGATACCAGTATATCCATACTTGATTGAGATTTGACTGCAGAGGTAATCTTTCGTAGAGCGAAGGATCTGCTTTGGCTTTTGCTTTTTGCCTTCTGCATTTACCTTAGCTTTTGAACAGTTGCCACCAGTCAAAGTTGAGAAGATGACTCCGACATTTGAAGAATGCGGCAGATTTGCCATATGCAAAGCTTGCTCTACAGCGTGCATACCATAATGTACAGTTCGAGGCATCAATTCCTCGTCAATATCGATGTCTGGATAAAAAGCAGTTTTTACTTTTAACCCATGATTTTCATGTACGTGAGGATCGATAGGTTTATGGAAATCTCGATCGTTAAGCATATTCTCCCAACAATCGATGGGATTATCGCCTAAGGAGTCGATCATTCCAAAGCCGACGATACATGCTTCCTTCATTCTACAACTTTCTTATAACGATTGATGGTGCCATCGGCTTCTTCGACCATAATCTCATCCATACGAGGATTATGAGCTAGAATTCTTTGTTCATGATCTGCAATGATCTTACCGGCTTCACGAAGAGTACGCATCACTGCATTAGCAATTCCAAACTTATTGCGGCCGGTATTTCGCGCTTCTTCAACCGCATCGGCACTGTCGCGATACAACTCATCGGACAACGACCAAGATAAGTCGACAGCATTAGCAAAATCTCCTACGCGCCGAAGATATTCTTGTCCTCCGTCGACAGAAATAGCTCCACATGTGCAAGTTACAAAGTCATGACGATGCTTTGAGACGATAAGGTCTCCACATGACAAGCAATTTACTGCGTTCTGAACAATCATTCTGCTATCACCTTTTCGTGCACTTGTGTAATATGCTTACACTTATTATAGAAGTTAAAACCAGGACAGTCACACACCCAACCTTGATCGAGCATCGTGACATGATATTGTTTGCCTTTACAGTTTATATATGGCCATGTCAGACCGACCAAATGATGGTCGTGAAAATCGATACCGGCCATTGCGAGTGGCGTACGAAAGGCGGAATAAGTTGGTGTATGGTCAATCATAGGTTCACCTTACTACAAAAAACTAATTTTGTAAACCCCCTAAAGCGAGGAGGATTAAAATAATAAAAAAAAATCCATAGAGAGCAAATTTAAAAAAATGCTTGGCGACCTTGAACCCGACCCAAAGGAAGAAGCCCAAGATCGCCAAGAACGGCAACGATGAGAGGAGGAACACGATGCTCAACCGCGTCTCTTACCAGTTGCCGGATCGGCCGCTTCAGACTTGGAAAGGACAACAAGTCCGCCTTTATTATAGGCTTGGCCGATGATATAATTGCCACTGACGGCAAGCTTTTCTTTCTC